ACGTCCAGTGTGGTTGTCGTATCGACAAACACCGAGTGGCCAACAGTTTTAGCCAGTGACAGTCTGGCTCCGTCAAGCATTACAACAGCCTGCTCGGAGACGTATTTGTAACGTCCTGTAACATCTATGTCAGCTTCAGCCTTGGCCAAAATGTACGAGATAGCAGCCGCTGGAACAACTACGGCCACGGAGGACCGTGGCAGCACTACCGATACGCTAGCACGAGGCTTGCCTACGGACATCAGAAGTCTCCGCGAACCTTGAACTTCAGCACGTCATACACGGTCTGAATCTGGCCATCACTGAACGTGATCTCGATCTCGCCTTCATAGTCTCCGGGTTCACCAAGCAGCATTGCAGGGGCAGACGCTGGGTAAAAAGCAACCACGCCGTTAGGGCCGTCTGTGACTGCCCCGTTAACAGTAGCGGTCAACTCAGTGTTGCCTGCAGCGCGGAACTTCAGCAGCACAGTAGCCCCGGTCAGTGGCAGAACGTTGCCTGTCACGTCGTCTGTAATTGTGCAGACAATCGCAGGGCGGGTGTCGCCCTGAACAAGTTTGATCTTCTCAGTCATAGTCGTTCCTTATGCCGCTGGGCGTTGGCGAACCATCATGTGGACGCCTCTGTAGTCACGAACACGAGCGTTCACTATGGCTCGTTCGTACATGCCTTTGTGATCGCCAGCCAGAGCAGGGTTAGTCCACTCTTTGTCCGGGATTACGGCCAGCCTAGAGATTGCGCCAGAAACCAGTGTGTCAGCCCAAGTCTCGTAAATCCAGTCTTCAACGCCTGTACCGTCACGGTTTGGCTTGAGCACGGCATACACCTTGAGGTTGGTACGGGCTGTAGGCGTTGGGAAGATGCGGATGCTGTTGTCAGCCTGTATCCAGTACTCCCGAGGTTCGCCTGTTTCCGACAGCTTTTCCGGCCCTACAAGGCGCAAATCGCTGCGGGTCAGGGGTTGCTCCCCATACACCACAGAAATGACGTTCTCGACCAGTCCTGTGTCTGTGTCCAAGTCGTAGTCAACTTGGTTTGGGGCGATGTAGACAGCGCCGATCTGCTCGCGCCACAGATGGGTACGTGCAAAGAAATCAGCGGCTGTAGAAGCCAAATACAGCTTCATAGATGCGTTGGGGCACCCCGGCAAGTGCGGCGACAGCAGGGGTAAAAAACTATCCCAAGTTTTGGCCATTACGCGACTCCCGGCTGCGACGCAGCATTAGCTTGAGCAGTTACACCAAGCGAGTTTTGGAAGGCCTGAAAATGCGCTACTGCACGAGCGGCGTTGCCCTGCTGCTCGGCGTCTTTGCTATAGGCTCGGTACAAAACATAGTCCAGCAGTGCGTTAGCAAAGCTGTCGTCAATTCTGATTGTTTCGGTTGTTGCAGCGTTTGTAAGTTGCTGCGCAGTCAGCGTGTGCGGACTAGGAATCTGGGCGTAAGTAATTTCCAGTCTAGCTGCCGAAGTTGCTGGCGGATAAACAAGAAACTCACGCGGTTGCCGTGGGTCAAACATGTACTCCTCAACACTCACGGTAGGAGTCTCTGCATACCAGCCTCGGCGCTGGTCATCAAGCGAGCTCTTATTCACTAAGCGCACGCCGTATTTGTTCGATGTAGGTGCAGTGTTACGAATAACGGAGACCAAACGTGTGGCGTTAGGAAACGTAGTCGTCAACACTTGGCGTGGGCCCGCGACGCACACAAACTCGCCAGTCAGTGTGTTGGAATCTGGGCGCAAATTCAATACGTCGCGGTATCCGTCGTTAAGCCAGTACTGCAGCTCGGTAACGGTCCACCGCACAGAGTCTTCATCCTGCAAGAGCGTTTGCGCTCGCACAATCAGGTCAACAACTTTTACGGTGGCCATGAATTACCTCACAGTTCGGGCACAACTGATGCAGATTCTACAGCAGCAGGGGCTTCAGGGCTAGCTTCTTCGGCTGCAGCCTTCTTGCCACGTTTTGGTTTTGCTGCCTCAGTCTCAGCAGCAACTTCATTTGAATGCTTGTTAGCAAGCTCCTGACCCTGTTCGGTCAGAGCCCAGTCGGTGCCTTCCATGCGGGCAATCACGACAATTTCACCGCCAACAGTTGCGCGGATTTTGTGGCCAAGGACTTCGCCACCAAGGCGTTCCATCAATTCAAGTGCGTTCATGTGTACTCCTAAATGTAAAAAAGGGCCCCGAAGGGCCCTTTTACTGTACCACCAATTAGCTGGCGGAGCCAACTTGTGCAACCACCAAGGCTTGGGGCTTGACGACCTTGCGGCCATACACAGCCAAACCACGGACGATGTCGCCGAAGTCAGTCTGGTTACGCAGAGGCTCAGTCTTGTTGATGGTCATGGCGAAAGACGTAGCAGCCTTTGTACCAGCGATCATCGTACGACGTGCCTTAGCGTTAGACACAGTGCCACCTGTGGAGGTAGCGGACAAGCCAGCCACCAATGCCTTACCAGCTTCGCCTTTTGGCAGCAAGTTAGACACGTACACAGAGAAGCGGTCCAACATACCGATCTTGCCGGTACGGATGGTGCTCGACTGGTCGCCAGTGAAGTACGCCTGAGCGATGCTCGATTGCATCAACAGGTGACGGTCGTAGGGCGACAAGATCAAGAAGCGGCCATCTTCAGGCACGTTCTGCTCGTCCAACACGGTGGACATGCGCAGGATAGCCTTCAGGACGTTCTCAGGAGTGGCTTGGTCGATAGGAGCTGTATCAGTGCCCAAGTTGTAGGCAGCAGAGATAGCACCAGCGGTAGCGCCTTCGTTAGCAGCGGCAGGGCCTTCGGTCACGAAGCTGTTGAAGAACACTTCGTTTTCGATGGCAATTTTCAACTGCTTGGCAGCGTCTTCGGTGAACATGTTCATCAAGTTCATGTCGGACTGATAGGCCAACACGTCGTTGACTTGCACGCCGAAGTACTTGCCCTTGTTAACTTGCATGTCTTGGAAGATCGGAGTGGGAACTTCGTAGGACAAGTTCTGGCCAACAGTGTAGTCAGAGATGCTGATCGAAGGAGCCAAACGGATACGCACGGTATCGCCTTGGTTCTTCAACTCGCCTTCATAGTCAGTGTTAGTGACTTCAGACAACATGGTGTTCTGGTAGAACTTAGCCAACAGCTTGCCAGACCACAGGGTGGGGATGAAAGCGCCGGAGTACGAAGGGTTGGTGTCAAATGCACCAGAGCCCGTGACGGGAAAAACAGCAGCCATGATGGCCTCCTAAATAAAAAACAGGTTGGGAAATACCTTGCCCACAGATTACGCGGTTACGCGACCTTCCATGAACGCAGCATCAATTTCAGCTTCAAGTTTCCTTGCCTCTTCGACACGCCCTTTGACACCCAGATCAGTAGCCTTGCGGAACATTTTTTCAATGTCTGCGTTGGTATAAATCTTACCTTTTTGAGAGGTAGGAGGTGCGCTTGTGGCGCTACGATTCGGCTGAATTTGACGCTCAAGCTCTTCGGTTTTGTCGGCGATAGGCTCTACAGGTGCAGTGCTCTTCTTGAACAAAGCTACGTAGTGTGCCACCCCTTCAGCGTCGCCTCGGTTGAACGCTTGTTGGGCAACAGATGCGCGTGGGGCTCGGATCAGCGGGTCAACTTCGTTCAGCCACTCAATCCACTTGGGATCGGTATTGACCGATTCAAAGTCCGGCACCAAACGGTACAGGCGCTGCTCAAAACTTGCTTCGGACACTTGTGTGCCAGTGGTGGTCAACTGCTCACGCAATTTCTCATTCTCTGCACGCATGGCCTCTAGCTCGCCACGGAACTCTGCTGCCACTTCGCGGGCAACTTTGCGCTGGACCTCAATAAGGTCCGAACCAAATGCTTCAACATCAGCATCAGTCACCAACTTCTCTGGTGCAGCGGGCTTAGCAGGCTCGGCTGGCTTGGTCTCAGCGGCTTTGCGGAGGTTATCCACTTGGGCCTTGAGGTCACGCAAGTCGGCGTGCAAGCGAGGAACTTCGGCGTCGTACATGCCCTTGAGGGTTTTGTACTTCTGCTCCCATTTCTCTTCCGCAGCGCTCAAATCAGCTGGTGTCGGCGTTGGCTCAACAGGCTTAGGCTCCGTGGGCGCGGGCTGTGGGTCTTGGGGAGGCTCTGCTGGGGTAGGCGCAGGGTCTGCGGGGGCAGGGTTCTGCGCGTCGGTCAGCTGCTTTTCCAGTGCTTCCAGTTCACGTAACTGAGCTTCTACTTGTTTTGGCAATGCCATTTCAATTTTCCTTTTAGCTCCAACTCTGCTTCAGGCTCCTACTGCGGTCTGCCGTTCACATAATGGTTTGCTTCGGATTACAAAAATCGGATCATTTGATCCGGTCGAAGACCTCGGACGATTTCTCAACCGCCTCAAGGAAATCTGCTAAGACCTGAGCCTGACCTTGGAGGCGATACAGTCGGTGCGGCTCTTCTGCTTGCATCAAAGAGGCTTTTGTCTCTTCGAGCTTGGCTCGGAACAGCGCCAGTAGCGCTTCGTTTTCTGGCAGCTTGCAACGAATTAACGCTTGCATGTGCTGCCGATCAGGCTTTTGGCCTACAAAAATCTTCATGTGTGGATTCTATACAACAAATTCACAGGAAGTCAAACACCATTGGGGCGTGCGGACATCATATTTCCTTCACGACCTCCAACTTGACTGCCATCAGGCAGCATATTCTTTGGAGCTGGGCCCTGCGTCATGCCCGGAGCACCGGGTGCGCCACCACCTTGCAACTCGTTAGCGATCATGGCCAACTGCTCTTGGAGCTGCGCGTTCTGCTGCTGCAAAGTCTGCATAGCTGTCAGAGTTGGACGATCGGGAACAATACGGTTCACGTTGCCGCTCAGGTTGCGAGCTTGCTCACGCAAGAGTTCCGCTGCACCATCCATGCCGACGATCTGCTGAGCCACTGGGCTGTTGAGCACAATCTGCAAGAACTCGTTGCGACGAACAGCTTCAGCTTCCTTGACCACCAAGCTGGTAGCGCCCTTGGCAACAGCCTTGACGTCACCGATCAGGTCTGGGTCTTTGCTGTAACGCAAGTTGTCTTGGTACAAGCGCTCGATAGACGGCACGATCACAGCACGGTCGATGTTGCTGATAACCTGCTTGATACCCTTGCCAGCATTGCTAATCAGCATGGACAAGCCAGACGATGTACGGCCAGCGCCGGGTGAGCTCTCGCCAGTCATGTAGCGAGGGATCATGGTGTCTTCGTCAGCGCGTGCCGAGAACTTCTCAAACACAGCCATCAGCTCGTTTGCGTTGCTGTTTGGTTGGAAGAATGTCAGGGGCTGCGAGCCGTCGTTGAACTCAGAGCTCTGGAACTGCCAGATTTTCCAAGGGTACATCTCAGTGATGTCTTCGCCCGGTGGCAGACGCGAAACGTTCACACCCACTTGAGGGCCGGAGCTGATACCCATGTTGTTGGCCAAGCTGCGAGCAGCGGCGTTCACCATGTTCTGTGAGTCACGGCACAAGTCGGCCACGCCCTTACCAGCAACGGAGCCGGGCACCTTCTCGTACGACGTCACGTAGTACGGCTTGCGACCCAGCGGGTCGTAGTTCAACACAGCGCGGATAACGGTCGAGCCAACCAGCCACACCTCGCAAGGGT